GGGGGCTTCGTGATTACGGCGAAGATAATCAAATTGGGCTAGAACAAACCCCTGACGAATATGTAGCACAAATGGTTGCGGTCTTTCGTGAAGTCTGGAAAGTTCTCCGTGATGATGGAACAGTCTGGCTAAACATTGGAGATTCATACGCCTCAGCCCGTGACTCTAAAGCATTTCCAGACACACTACGAAACGGCGAAGGCACCGCAGTTGCTTATGCCGCAAACAGAAATCCAGCAAATCTAAAAGCCGCTGGTATTAAACACAAAGACCTTGTTGGTATTCCTTGGAGAGTTGCCTTAGCGCTTCAAGCCGATGGCTGGTATCTAAGGCAAGACATTATCTGGCACAAACCTAATCCAATGCCCGAGTCCGTGGCTGACCGATGCACAAAAAGCCATGAATATGTTTTCTTGCTTACCAAGTCACCAAAGTATTTCTTTGACAATGAAGCAATCAAAGAGGATGGAGTAATCCCTGCTGGCACAAAGGGAGCAAAAGGTTCAGTTGAAAGGCAAAATCAAAAAGGTGTGAACGCTAGACCGCCCGAATATAAAATTTATGATGGAAAGAGAAATAAGCGCTCAGTCTGGACAGTAAACACAAAGCCATTCAAAGGCGCTCATTTTGCTGTGATGCCAGAGAACCTAGTAACTCCGTGTGTCCTTGCAGGTTCTAAAGTTGGAGATATTGTTCTTGACCCATTTACAGGTTCAGGGACTACTGGGGTAATTGCCTTGCAATATGGGCGTGAGTTCATAGGAATAGAACTAAATCCCGATTACATAAAAATTGCTCAAAAGCGTATTCTTGATAGTAACCCAATGTTTAATGAGGTTGAAATTATATGAAAGCCAATATCCAAACGGGAAACATTCAAAGCGTAGCAATCAGTTCGCTAACCGCTTATCCCACTAATCCAAGACGAGGAGACATAGATGCCATTGCATCATCGCTTACTGTCCATGGGCAGTATCGCCCTATCGTGGTTCAAACGAGTACGAACTTTGTTCTCGCAGGTAATCACACACTTAAAGCGGCAAAAAAACTAGGCTGGAAAAAGATAAAGGCAGTTCTAGTTGATGTTGATGAGGAGACGGCTAAGAAGATAGTTCTAGCCGATAACCGTTTAACAGACCTTGCCGCATATAACGAGCCACTTCTTAAAAGCCTCTTGCAAGCGCTCCCTGAGTTGGATGGAACAGGATTTACTCAATCTGAGGTTGAGACTTTAGACCGCCTTATATCTGGAGACCAGAAAGAATCCGTAGGTGGCAGTTCACTTAAAGATGACCCAGAGGTCAAGATTGCCGCATGGAAATTTACAGTCGAGCAAGATGTCTACGATGCGTGGAAAGAACAACTTTACGAGGAGTTCGGCAAAACTAAGAGCAAGGCGAACGCTGGCATCAAAGAGCGCTTAGGATTCCCAGAGCGAATAGTGGAAAAACCAGAACGAATTGAGGAGCGCTCGGAGAGTTCACCCGAGGATGTTGAGACCGTATCGGTTAGAGAAGTGATGACTCACCCGCTTAATCCGCGTGAGGGTGATATTGGAGCAATTGTTGATTCACTCTCAACCATGGGGCAATACCGACCTATCGTGGTAAATCGCCCTACCAAGCATTGCGTATCAGGAAATCACACACTCCAAGCGGCAGTTCAACTTGGATGGGAGAAGATTGCTGTCCATTGGATTGATGTAGATGATGTAGAGGAAATCAAAATCCTTATCGTGGATAACCGCACTTCAGACCTTGCCACCTATGACTCTCAAGACTTGAACAGATTGCTGACCAGCACGAACATCAAGGGAACAGGGTTTTCCAGAGATGAAGTCGCTGAGATTCTTGCAGGAGGAAAGACTAAACCTGGACATAACCCGATAGGTCGAACCAACATCAGGGTTGGAAACCATTCGATGCGAGTTCACACCGAGGATTTGAACACATGGGCTAACACCATATACGGCTGGAGTGACATTGCTGAATTGTTACAGTTACCATTAGAAGCATGTAAAACAGAGGTAGAATAAACCCATGGAGAAAAAGATAGGAAAGTATTGGTTTAGTTGGGGTCGCACTAGCGGATTCGCGCTGGGCTTTAATATCTCTAAATATAACTGGGGCATAGAATTAGGATTTTGGTATATCGGTCAGGAGTTCGAGTGGCGAGCGCGGTAGCAAAGAAACAACCAACAAAGGCACCTGCCAAGAAATCGGCTGGCAGACCTACGGTATTACTTGAGCAAGTTAAAGAGCAGTCCCTTTTGGATTACATTCGAATTGGAACACCTGTTCGAAAGGCAGTTACCGCTTCAGGGATAGCAGAAAAGACTTTCTATAACTGGATGAGTAGAGGAATGGCTGAACGCGAGCGCTTATCTCTAGTGCCTAACGCTAAAGAGAATCCCACCGAGGTTATATTCCTACAATTTTTACAGAGAGTTGAACAGGCAAGAGCAGAGGCTATTGCGAAAAAGATTGCTGTTATTGCCAAGAGTGGTAACGAAGGTGATTGGAGAGCGGCGGCATGGTGGCTAGAGCGCCAAGTCCCAGAGGAGTTCGGCAAGACAGACAGATTCGAAATTGGCGGAACCAACGGAGAAGCGATTAAAGTTCAGATTGAAATGGGCGATTTAGAAGATAAGATTGCAAAAGTCTTAGCAATTCGAAAGAGGTAGAAATGGCTGAACGGCTTGTAGACCTCGTTCTCAATGCCACGCCAGAGGAGAGAACAAAGATTTATCTCTCACTCACCGATGACGAGAAAAACGCCCTTGCTGTAATTCTCGATGCTGAGATAGAAAACCCATGGGCAAGATATGAGAATGACCCGATTGGGTTTATTGAAGATGGGCTAGGCGAGACACTCTGGTCTAAACAGCGCGAGATTCTTGAATCCATTATTCACAATAAGAGAACGACAGTTCCCGCTTGTCACGCTCCTGGTAAATCTCACTTAGCGGCAAGAGCCGTTGCATGGTGGATTTCAGTTCACCCACCTGGAACCGCAATGGCGATTACTACAGCATCAACATTCAAACAGGTTAGAAACATCATGTGGGCAAACATCCGCCGAGTTCATATTGCTAATCAATTACCTGGTGAAATCCTTACGACTGAATGGAAAATGGATGACACGGTAGTTGCCTATGGATTTAGACCAGCCGATAACAATGAAGCGGCAGTTCAGGGTATCCACGCACCGCACCTGCTCGTAGTAGTTGATGAAGCGGGTGGTATCTCAGACAAGATTGGTTCAGCCCTTGAAGCGCTTATGACGGGTGGACACACACGCCTCCTAGTATTGGGTAACCCACCGACAGACCAAGAGCAGACATGGTTCGAGCGTATTTGTAATTCGCCTATCTATGAAAACATCCCTATCGGGGCTTATGACACCCCTAACTTTACGGGTGAGGAAACTGGTCAATGCCGTAGTTGTCCACCCCATGTAGAGGCTCATGCAGTCGCTACGCACCTAGTAGACCAGAGTTGGGTGGATGATGTAATCAGCGAATTCGGAGAAGATTCGCCATTCGTTGAAGCCCGTGTAAATGCAAGATTCCCACAAACGGGAACAGGAAAGGTCATTCCCTACCATTGGGCAGAACAGGCTACACAGAATGAGGATTATCTGGAATCATCCGTTATTCGCCTTGGAGTTGATATTGCATCCGATGGTGGAGATGAATTCGTAATTGCAAAAGCAGATGGATACAAAGTTTCAATTACTCACCGCTCATCGGGCAAGGCTAACGCGAACGCCGTTGATGTCGCGGGTGTGATTATTGGCGAGATTGAGAAGGCAGTTGCCGAGCATAAGACCAGAGGCGTATCTGATGCGGTACGGGTCAAGATAGATACCATCGGAGTTGGATGGGGTGTAGTGTCCCTGCTCGATAGATGGGTAAAGGAGAGACAGTTGAGAGCAATCGTTATCGGGGTCAATGTTGCAGAGCGACCTAAAGACCAAGCGAAGTTCAAGAATCAACGCGCCGAGATGTGGTGGAATACCCGCGCCATGCTCCAACCTAAAGAGGAGAAGCAAGAGATTCGCCTAGATGTAGACCGACCAGTATTGGCTCAGTTGGCTGGTCCGACATTCAAATCAGATTCATCGGGTCGTATCTTGATTGAATCAAAGGTAGATATGAAGAAGCGAGGAGTTCATTC